CGACTAGAACAAGATTGCGAAGCACGAGCATTGAAAATGAATAAACATTGGAAAATATTTGATGGTAATGTTTATGCCAAACAAGCTAATGCTTATTTGTATTTTTACCATTATGTGTATTTAACTCGTAAATGGGAATTAGCATCATCATTGTATTGCGATGAATTAATAAAATTAATGCCAGCAAAATTATTGACACAAAAACAGCTTAAAATTATTGATATGACTATTATGAATGCATATAATAAAGTGTTAAAAAAATGAATTTAGAAATATCATTTTGTATAAATAGATTCTAATGAAGTTAATAACCGAACATACAGAAAATGTCAAATACTTTTCTGAATCAGTTGGATCCAATGGCGAAAAGAAATTTGTCATTGAAGGCATTTTCATGCAAGCGGAACAGCTTAATAGAAATAGTAGAATTTATCCTAAAACTGTTCTTGAAAGCGCCGTTGATCGTTACGTTACCAATTATGTTAATAAGGGACGTGCAGTAGGTGAATTAAATCACCCTGAATCACCAAGCATAAACTTAGATAAAGTTTCACATCGTATTACAAACCTTTCCTGGGACGGTAATGATGTTATTGGTAAGGCGCTTATCTTAAATACTCCAATGGGAGTTATTGTAAAAGGATTACTTGAAGGTGGTTGCCAATTGGGTGTATCAAGCCGCGGTATGGGAACAGTGGATAGCAAAAATGGTAAAACAACCGTTAATGATGATTTTGTTCTTTCAACTGTTGATATTGTACAAGATCCTTCTGCACCGTCCGCTTTTGTCAACGGCATTATGGAAGGTGTTGAATATTTCTACGAAGGAAATTCAATCGTTGCCGTTACTTCAGATAAATACAAAAAAATCATTTCAAAAATGCCAAAAGCACAATTGGCAGAACAACAAATACAACTCTTTTCAAATTTTCTTAAGGATATTAATCTTTAAGAACATTTACAAATTTTAAATTATGGATTAACAACAAGTTGTTGTAAGTGAACTATTACTATGGGAATAATTGAACAATATGAGACAGAAATTGAAAAACCTTTTGGTTTGTTCGTTTCCTCTCCAAACAAACATTAAAAAGTAAATAACAAATATGTCAGTACAAAAACAAAACGATGTCATTCAAGACATCACAGAACAATCGTTACTTACTCTAGATGGTGTTGCCGAGGAAATTACAAAGCAAACCGTACAAGAGGAAGTTGATAATTTTATTGCTGAACGCACTCTTAAAGAGAATTCAGCTGAAGTTATTGCAATCGCAAATAAAGTTAAAGAATACAAAAAAGGTGATAAAACCAACTTTGGTGTTGTTGTCGAGGTTACTCCATCGTCAATCACATTTAAAGCAAAGGATACACCAAAAACCAAAATCGTGTTTAATCAACGCAAAATGGGAAGTAAAGATTATATTCTTTCCTCACTCAGTAAACTGAATGAGAGCATGGAAGATATGCGTAGTCTGGATGATATTGAACCTATGGAAGCCGAAGATATGGAAAATATGGAAGTCGAAGAAGAAGAAACAATTGAATCACTTGCTGCAAAACTTGAATTGACTGATGAACAAGTGGAGACACTTGCCGCAAAGAGCAATGAAAAGTATGAAGAAGAAGGTGATGCAAAGTTACTTGATATGCTTAAAATGGTCGCAATGCCTACTGATGAAGAACACAAATCAGCAATGATGGAGTTAATAGTCAATGGTGATTTTGATGCACTTGAGCAGCACATTGACGAAGTAATGAAAAAGGATGACGAAGAATCAGAAGACGAATCCGACATGATGGAAATGGATAAAGACGAATCCGAAATGAAAGAAGCTAAACGTAATTTCAAAAAGCTCACCAAAGATGAATTCATTAAACGCATTAAAAAAGAATCGGTTAATGAAAATGACGATGAAGATGAAGATGAAGAAGAACTAAGCCAAGAAGAAGAAGAAGCTTGGAAAGCTTCAGATACATTAAGCGATCATTTTACTTATGACAGTTCTGAAATGCCTATAAAGGACTTTAAGTATTATGCATATAAATTTGTGCATATTATGGATGATGGCAATAGGAGTCTTGATACGTTTAAATCAATGTCGGATGAAAAACTTGTGGCAGAAGTTGAAGATATGCTTGGTCTTGGTCTTGAATTTGATGAGAGTCCAAAATACGGTGCGAGAGTTATTATTGATGAACAATCCGAAATGAAAATTGACACAACTGACATTGATGAACTTGTTTCAAGTGAAGAAGGTTTAACTGAAGGTTTCAAGGAAAAGGCAAGCATCATTTTTGAAGCTGCTGTCGCCTCGAAAGTTAAGGAAACCAAATCACTGTTGAAAGAACAATATGCAACGCAACTCAATGAGGAAGTTGAAGTTATTAAGGAAACCTTGGTCGAAAAAATTGATTCATATTTAACATACGCTGTTGAAACATGGGTTAATGATAACAAAGTTGCCGTTGAATCCACACTTCGTACAGAAATTACTGAAAGCTTTATCGGCTCTCTTAAAAATATCTTTACGGAACACTATATCGAAGTTCCTGAAAGTAAGGTTAATGTTGTTGCAGATATGGAACAACAATTATCCGCCCTTAAAGAACAAGTTGCAACCAAAGGAAGAATTGCAAATGCACTTGCTGATCGTGTTGAAAAACTTACACGTCAAAAAGTAATTGCAGAAGCTTCTGCTGGTCTTGCTGATACCCAAATTGCAAAATTAACTGAAATGGTTGAAGATGTTGAATTTATTAATGAAGATACCTTTACTAAAAAGGTTTCAACCATTCGTGAATTTTATGTTAACCGCCGTGCAGCTAATGATAAAAACACTTTAAATGAAAACGTTGACGATAACGCTTCATTTATTTCAAAAGAAACAATCGTCGAAAATCAAATTGAAGGAGATACAATTTCCCCTTCAATGCAAAACTATTTAAGTGCAATGTCACGCATGAACAAGGCAACAACTGCCAACTTGGTCAGCTAACAATGCGCTTTATTCCCACAAACAATAAGTAAAACAACAACTATTATAAATAACTATTATGTTTAATTCAGAACAACTCGAAAAGAAATGGGCTCCAGTATTGGAAGCCAAAGACGCTCCTGCATTCAAGGACAATTATCGTAAGTCGATTACCGCTGTACTTCTTGAAAACCAAGAAATTGCTCTTCGTGAAGAACGCTCACAAGCTTCTTTCCTTAACGAAAACAATGTTAGTGGTATCGGTGCCGATGGTACGGGCGGTGGTTCCGGTGCTGTTAAGACCTGGGATCCAGTTCTTATCTCACTTGTCCGTCGTGCAATGCCAAATATCGTTGCTTACGATATTGCTGGTGTTCAACCAATGACAATGCCTACTGGTTTGATCTTCGCTATGCGCAGTCAATATCAACAAGGTACTCCAACTCCATCAAATAATCGTGAAGCTCTTTTTGACAAGCCAGAAAATTTTGCTGGTCCAGTTACTACTGCACAAGGTGAAGCTCTTTCCGGTGACTCAGCTAACGGCACAGGCAAGACTGTAGCTGGTGGCGGTTTCGGTAACATGGGTTTCACAGTTGACAAAACAACTGTTACTGCTCAAACACGTGCTCTTAAAGCTGAATACACAATGGAACTTGCTCAAGACCTTAAGTCCGTTCACGGCCTTGATGCTGAAGCAGAACTTGCGAACATTCTGTCTGTTGAAATCCTTGCGGAAATCAACCGTGAAGTACTTGACCTTGTAAACAGCAAAGCTGTTCTTGGTGGTGTTCGTAACACAACATTCGGTGGCACCACTTCCCTTCCGGGTGCTGGTAACACAGCAATCGTTGTCGGTGACGCAACTGGTGGTTTCGACATTCACGAAGATGCCGATGGTCGTTGGGCCGTTGAAAAATTCAAGTCGCTTATCTATCAAATCGAAATCGAGGCTAACGCCGTTGCAAAAGCAACACGTCGTGGTAAAGGTAACATCGTAATCTGCTCATCCAACGTTGCAAGTGCTCTTGCAGCTGCTGGTGTTCTTGATTATGCTCCTGCTCTTTCCGCAAACCTCAATGTTGACGACACAGGCAATGTTTTTGCAGGTATCATCAACGGTCGTTTGAAAGTATATGTTGATCCTTTCGCATCAACTGATTACATCACTGTTGGTTATCGCGGTTCAAACGCGTATGACGCAGGTGTATTCTATTGCCCATACGTTCCGTTGACAATGGTTCGCGCCGTTGATCCTAACACGTTCCAACCAAAAATTGGTTTCAAAACACGTTACGGTCTTGTCGCCAACCCGTTTGCTGGTAACCCAACTGCAGACGGTGGTAAAGGTGCTGATCGTCAGAACCCATACTTCCGTACATTCCAAGTTACAAACCTTGGTGGTGGTTCTTACATCCCAACTGATACATCTGTTAACTAATCCTAACGGACAGTAAATAAAACCTCTAGCGGTTGGTCGAAAGGCCAACCGCTTTTTTAGTATAAATAATTCCATATGCAATACAATTTATTAGCACTTACCGGATTTAAACTTACCATCGGTGGTACAAACGAATTTAAACTTTCGGAGTTTTTCGCCGTAAGCGCAACATTTCCAAATATTTCACTGGGTGAAGCAAATGCATCATACAGAAACAGACAAGGATTTGTTGCTGATGACGTGTTACAATACGAACCGTTTACAATCCGAATTGCGGTGGATGATGAATTGTTGGCGTATAATGAAATGTACGATTGGATGTTATACAATACACAAGAGGAAAAATTAAAAACTCAGGAATTAATATTGCATTTTATGACTGGTCACAACAATGTTTCACGACAAGTAAAATTTACGAATGCATTTCCAACATCATTAAGTAGTATTGAATTTAATACACAAAACACAAGTGTTGATTATGCATATGTTGATGTTACCTTCCGATATGACCGATTCCAATTTATTTGATATATACTATATTACAACATTATGACACTTGATGAAATACTAACATTATGGAAAGAGGATAGTAAAATTGACGAAGTCAATCTTGATACTACCAGTATTAAAAGCGCCAGTTTGCACGCAAAGTATTTGGAATTATATGGCATATCAAAATTGCGATATAAAAAGAAAGACCTTGAAATGGCCAATTTGAAAAAGGACAAGTGGTTATATTACAATGGTAAAATGACCAAAGCTGAAATGGATTCAAAAGGGTGGAATTATGATCCATTTCACGGAATGGCCAAACCATTAAAAAGCGATATGGAAATGTTTTACGAAACAGATGCTGATATTTCAAAATTGCGCATGACCATGGATTATCAACAAACCATAGTTGATACATTAAAAGATATACTGGATAATATTAAATGGCGTCACTCTACAATTAAAAACATATTGGACTTTAGACGCTTTACAAGCGGATCATAAATTATGGCACATATTTCCGTAAAGAAAGTAAATGAATCGGTACTTAAAATAGGTTCCGATGATCATGGTATTCTTATGGAAGCATGTGAACACTTTACTTTTATGGCTGAAGGTTATAAGTTTATTCCTTCATATAGAAATAAAATTTGGGATGGAAAAATACGTTTGCTCGATGCACGCAACCACACATTACCATACGGTTTATTGTTGGAATTAATTAAGTTTGCAAACAGTAGAAAATATACAGTTGAAATTGACGTGGATATTGCGCATAGCGTTCCTACCGATAAACAACATTTAATTGATTATTCAAAAACTTTAACTTTAACTGATAGTAACAATAATGTTATTGCGCCTCGTGATTACCAAGTTTCGGCTTTTACACATGCATTAAGCGAAGGTCGCAGTTTGGTTATCAGTCCTACTGGAAGCGGTAAAAGTCTTATCATTTACATGATGGTTCGTTGGTTTCTTGCCAATCATGATGAAAAAATTCTAATCGTTGTACCTACAACAAGTTTGGTCGAACAGCTTACAAAGGATTTTGGAGATTACAGTCAACAAGATGAAGGCTTTGATTATGCTGTTGATGTACATAAAATTTACAGCGGTAAAGAAAAAAATGCTTTTTCAAGCAGAGTTGTAGTTACAACTTGGCAAAGTGCCATTACTCTACCAAAATCTTGGTTTCTACAATACGGTATGGTTGTAGGAGATGAAGCGCATTTATTTAAAGCCAAAAGTCTTAATAGCATTATGAGCAATCTTGTTAATGCGCAATATCGTATTGGTACAACAGGAACGATTGACGGAAGTGTATGTAATGAACTTGTTCTTATTGGTAATTTTGGACCAGTTCATCGTGTTATTACAACCAAGGAATTGATGGACAGTAATACACTTGCATCATTAAAAATCAAATGTCTTGTTCTTAATCACGATGATGAACTTAAAAAGATAGTCAGTAAAATGGATTATCATAAGGAAATTGATGCCATTGTATCTCACCCAGGTCGCAATTCCTTTATATCCAAATTGGCATGTGATCAAAAAGGCAATACACTTGTGCTATTTAATCTCGTTGGAAAACATGGTAAACCTTTATTTAAACAAATACAAGCGTTGATAAATACTTCAGAAGAAGAAGGTCGCAAAGCATTTTATGTCAGCGGTGAAGTTAATGCAATGGACAGAGAAAATATTCGAGGTATTGTTGAAAATGAAAAAAACGCAATTATTGTAGCCTCCTCAGCCACATTTTCCACAGGAATCAATATTAAAAATTTACATACCATTATTTTTGCAGCACCAACAAAAAGCCAAATTCGTGTTCTTCAAAGTATCGGTCGAGGATTAAGAAAATCTGATAACGGCAAAGGAACAACCGTTTTTGACATATCGGATAATTTCTCTTGGAAAAAGAAAAAAAATTATACCATGCAACATGCAATTGATCGGATAAAAATTTATGATAAAGAAGGTTTCGAGTATAAAGTTTATGAAATTCCCATGCCATTATGAATAAGGATAAAAACACAATTGATTTGGAAGAATTGGATATAAGAGTATTCAATACCGTTAGCGGCCGACAATTGGTAGGAGAGCTTATTGAAGTGGAAGATGAATGTGTTTATCTTAATGCTGCACTACAATGCAAAATCATAATGGAACGTGATGGATCGTATAAAACAACATTTATTACGGCTACGCCGTTTGATGATTCAAATGTTTTAGTACTTCACATGAATTCAATTGAATCGGAAGCAGAAGCAAGTTTGGAACTTAAACAAATTTATGTTAATCAACTTGTATACAATAACTTAATTTCATTACTATCAAAATTACCATTGGATAAAAGTAGTAAGAATCAAACAAACTTAACAGACCTTGCTAAACAGGATTACTGGAAGGATTTTAAAGATAGGATGAATTCATAACAGCATTTGCGGTTACATTAAATGTATTATAACACTTTGTAGTTATGATGTAAACCATAAAATTCAAGTCTTAAAAAATAAATTTGAAAAAAGTTGTTTACAAATTTTTAGAATCGTGTATAATAGACAACATGGATGATGAATACCCAGTAAAAAAACGAAGATCCCGCGGCGAAGATTATGTTAACAACAAAGAATTTTCTCAAGCAATATATGAACATGTGGTTGGTGTTAAGGAAGATATTGCCGAAGGCAAAGAGCCAAGACCTCTTACCAATTATATTGGTGAATGTTTCTTGAAAATATGTTACGGCCTTTCAAAAAGTCCTAACTTTGTAAAATACACATACCGAGATGATATGGTTATGGATGCAGTTGAAAATTGCATCAAAGCAGTTCATAACTATAATTTTGATGCTCCTACAAGAACAGGTGCGGCAAATGCATTTTCTTATTTTACACAAATAAGTTACTTTGCATTTTTGCGTCGGATTGCCAAGGAAAAGAAACAAGTCACAATTAAACAATCTTTGATTGAACAAGGCAACATTGGAACTTTTGCAGAGTTTGATGAAAATTCCGCCAACGGTAACGAAAGTATGATTGAAAAAATGCGCCAAAAGAATGATGCTTTTTACAATTATGACAATGAGGAAAAATCAATAAAGGCCAACGAAAAACCACAAAAAGTTGATAAGAGAAAACATCCTTCAACGCGTAAAGGATTACTTGATAGCTTTTTAGAAGATTAAATATGAAAATAGCAATACTATGCGACACGCATGCGGGTATTAAAAACGGCAGTGATATATTTCTCAATTATGCCGAAAAATTTTACAGTGAAATATTTTTTCCCTATTGTTTAAAGCATAACATTAAGAAAATAGTTCATCTTGGTGATTATTTTGATCACCGCAGATTTGTAAACTATAAAGTTCTTAATAGAAATCGTTCCATGTTTCTTGAAAAGTTGAGAGAATATGGTATGACGATGGATATTATTCCAGGCAATCACGACTGTTTTTTCAAAAACACTAATGATTTATGCAGTCTTGTTGAAATATTAAATCATTACAACGATTGCGTGCATGTTTATATGAAACCAACTGTTGTTGATTATAATGGAATGTCAATGGCATTACTTCCATGGATCACACCTGAAAATTATGCCGAAAGTATTAAGTTTATTGAAACTGCAAATGCACCTATTATTGGAGCACATTTGGAATTACAAGGGTTTGAAATGATGAAAGGTGCGCCATCAACAAGCCACGGCATGGATGCAAATTTGTTTAAAAGATATGAAATGGTTCTCAGCGGACATTATCATACAAAAAGCAGCAACGGCAATATTAATTACTTGGGAGTTGCATTTGAACACACGTGGGCGGATTGCAATGATCCTAAATATTTTCATACACTTGATACTTCCACCAGAAAGCTACAACCTGTGCGGAATAATTTATGCATTTTCAAAAAACTTGTATACAATGATAGCGTATATGACAGTCCGGTTCAAGCCGTTAAAGCAATGGACTTGTCTCACGTTGAAGGTTCATTTGTAAAAGTTATTGTATCATCTAAAAAAGATCCGTATGCGTTTGACAAATACATTGATAAGATTAATGCGTGTGATCCATTTGATCTTAAAATTGTCGAATCATTTGCAGAATATACCAGTGAAAATGTGGATGATGAATCCGTTTGCATCAGCGATACCGGCACTTTGTTAAATACATATGTTGATTCTGTTGAAACTGATTTGGATAAAGAAAGAATAAAATCAAAACTTCAAGAACTTTATACTGAAGCGCAACAACTTGACGCACTATAAATTATGTTAATCTTTAAGAAACTACGATACAAAAATTTCCTTAGCGTTGGAGAAAACGAAATTGAAATTGATCTTAATAGCATTGCTTCAACACTAATTGTTGGGCATAACGGCAGCGGTAAAAGCCTTATGCTGGATGCATTATCATTTGCACTGTTTGGTAAACCACACCGAAACATTACCAAACCTCAACTTATTAATAGCATTAATGGTAAAGGGTGCAAAGTTGAAGTTGAATTTGCAATTGGATCAAGCGAATATAAAATTATAAGAACAATGAAACCAAATACTTTTGAAATTTGGTGTAACGGTTCAATGATTAATCAAGAATCACATTCTCGTGATTATCAAAAACTATTGGAAACAAATATTCTTAAATTGAATCATAAAAGTTTTCACCAAGTTGTTGTTCTTGGAAGCGGAAACTTTATTCCTTTTATGCAACTTTCAACAAACCAAAGACGTGAGGTTATTGAGGAATTGTTGGATATTGGTATTTTTGGTAAAATGAATGTGGTGTTAAAAGAAACACAATCAAAATTAAAAGATTCAATTAAGGATACTGAATATCAAATATCTCATACAAAAGATTTACTACTTGTTCAAAATAAGCATATTGATAAATTGCGCCAATTAAACGCAAGCAATGCGGCAAAATATGATGAGGAAATTGATGACCTTCAATTTCAAATTCAAGAGCTTATTAACAGTAATCAAGAATTGTCTACAGTTTACGGAAACAGTTATGGTAAAACCAAAACCAAACTTGATCGAGACAATAAAACACTGTCAAGTTTTAAATTGTATGAAAAGCAAATTAATGACAATATTAGAAAAATTAAATTTGAATCTGATTTTTATGAATCAAATGATGTATGTCCAACTTGCAGCCAAGGAATTGAATCACACATTCGTGACGGTAAAATAAAGGAATGTAACGATAAGTCACAAGCAATGGTGGAAGGATATGAACTATTGCAAAAATCCATATCTGATACTTCAGCAGCTTTGACCAAGGCTGAAACTGAATTGCAAGGATTGTTAAAACTTAATAATGACGTTCGTGCCAACCAAGCGTTGATTGCCAAATTTGAAAAACGCATTTCCGAACTTATTACTTTAAAAAATACAAGTGGTGATCAAAAAGAACTTCAAACTGTAATTGATGATCTTGAAGAATTAAAAAATACTCGTGATGTTTTGTCTGACCTTAAATCCAATCAATTGGAGGAACGTACATACAATGAAGTCATTGGGGAATTGTTGAAAGATACCGGTATTAAAACCAAAATCATTCGACAATATCTTCCTATTATGAATAAACTTATTAATAATTATCTTCAAATGCTTGATTTCTTTGTAAGCTTTGAACTTGATGAAAATTTCAATGAAACGATCCGTTCACGCCACCGAGATGATTTTACATACAGTTCTTTTAGTGAAGGGGAAAAACAAAAAATTGACCTAAGTTTGTTGTTTGCGTGGAGACAAGTTGCCAGAATGAAAAACAGCAGCAACACGAATATTTTGATCTTGGATGAAATATTTGATGCATCGCTGGATATTGAAAGCATTGAAAACTTATTACGGATTCTGCAAGATTTGGATAAGGAAACGAGAATATTTGTGATTAGTCATAAGCAAGACCTTTTGGAAGGGAAATTTGAAAGAAAGATTGAATTTGAGAAGAAAAAGAACTTCACGCATATCAAATCCATAACCTAATTCCTTTAGATCTAAACGGATTGGCTGTCAAATAGGGGTGAAATCGAAAATATTTTCATTCTACTGAAAAAAGTTGTTTACATCCGCCTTGCTTTATGGTAGAATATTCACATGAAGGCAGTCAATTCAAACTCTCAGACAATGCTGGCCAAGCTTTTGGCCAAGGAAAATATTGATGTTGTAGTTGGAAACTATAATACTGCATTCTTTGACATTAAAAGTAGAACATTAGGTCTCCCAACCTGGAATTCCACCAACAAAGGCGTTTCCGACTTGCTTGTCGGCCACGAAGTTGGTCATGCTTTGCACACACCAAGTGATGCTATTGAAAAATTCCGTAAACATATTCCTGGTGCTCCATTTGACATTGGTAACATTGTTGAAGATATTCGCATTGAGCGATTAGTCCGCGACAATTATCCTGGTCTTGTTTATTCCTTCAATGAAGGTTACAAATACTTTATTGAAAATGATTTTTTCAAAATCAAAAATCTTGTTGTCGGAAATTTAAAATTTATTGACCGTCTTAATCTTAGAGGTAAAATTGGGGCTTTGATTCAAGTGCCTATGAACAAGGAAGAGGAAGCAATTTATTCTCGTTGTTTGGCAGCTGAAACATATGACGATGTTCTTGATATTTGCAAAGATGTTTATGATCTCGTCAAAAAGGAAAAGGAGAAAGAAAAGGAAGATCAAGAAGATGATTCCGATTCCGAGCAAAAACAGAATAATCAAGATTCTGAAGAACAAATTGCTTCTCCTGAACCTGCTGATGATGAGAATGATGATTCTGAAAATGACAAACAGACCAAAGGTTTGAATGACACCAAAAATGAAGGCCAAGATGATTCCGAAGATGATACGGATGGTAAAGGCCAAGATGATTCCGAAGATGATACGGATGGTAAAGGCCAAGAAGAAGGTGCTTCACAAAAAACTCCACCGCCATCTGCCGATCAAGATGAAAAAGATGATTCGGCCGATTCAGACACTCAAGATGAATTAAATTCTAAAATCATTGATGGATTGAATTCAATGACACAAAATGAATTTGATTCAAATTTGAAAAGTTTACAAAAAGAAATGAACTATCAAGTGGTAAATTCACCGACAAAGGAACAAACAATGAACTGCGTTGTTCCTATTGATACCATTATGAAAGCTCGTCAGGCAAGTCCGCATTATAATTATGCAATGACAAACCCGGAATTTATAAATGACTTTATTGATTTTAAATCTAAAACAAAAAAACACATTGCTGTTCTTATTAAAGAATTTGAACGCAGAAAATCTGCTTTTCAATACAGCCGCTCACGTCAAAGTGATTCTGGTTCTATTAATGTCAATAAGCTTCATTCTTACAAATTTGAAGATCAAATTTTCAAAAGTGTCACAACGTTGGCTGATGCCAAATCTCACGGAATGGTATTCTTCATTGATTATAGCGGCTCGATGCGCTACACTTTGGAAGATGTTGTGAATCAAACACTTCAACTTGTTTATTTCTGCAAAGCGGTCGGAATTCCATTTGAGGTTTATGGCTTCACAGGCCCTGATGATTTACAATATAATAAACCGAGAATTAAAACAACATTTGGTTTACATATTACATTGCAGGATAGAGCTCATGTTTTTGAATTACTTAACAGCTCAATGAAAAAAGATAAATTTGAATTGTCGGTTCGTGAACTTAAAGCTCAACTATTCAACTTTAATAAAAATGCTTTGAGCAGATTTAATATGAACACAGGTTATGAAAGAATGTGCAGTACACCATTATTGGAAGCAATTATCATTGCTCACGATATTGTAAAAAACTTCAAAACAAAAAATCGAATTCAAAAAATGAATACAGTTTTTCTTACTGATGGTGATGGCTCAAAGGTAAACGTAATGGATGTAGCAACAGATATTAATTATCGCAAACCTGTAAGTGGAGCAGCACCTGGAGATTTTACAAGAAACAAAAACTTCAAAATTAACATTCACGGCCGTGAAATTGATTTTGAACAAAACCCTTATGGTTATGGTACAATGCCTAAACAAATGTATTTGGATCTTATTGAAAATTTGAAAATTACTTGTGGTACTACCGCAATAGGATTCTTCATTGGACAAAATCAAAAAGATATTAAAACCACCGGTATTGATGCATTCAGATACAACTCTAAAAATAAAAAGGACGTTTCTTGGGCTGAGGGTATGGAATCTTTCAAAACTGAAGTTAAGAAAAATAAGAAAGAAAAATGCACTCTTGTGACAGGTGCATTTGGATATGACGCATACTTCATTTTTGAAGGAAGTAAAAATCTAAACATTGACAATGATGATACCTTTGAAAGTGAAACTCTTAAAGAAGGCAAAAGTTTCAATGAAGCCAGTGCACAAAACAAACTGGCTAAGGATTTTACCAAATTTACCTCCGAGAAAAGGAATTCCAGAGTATTTCTGAGCAAATTTGCTGAAATTATTGCATAAAAATGATTCTTTCGATAAAAAGTTGTTTACAAACCGTGCAAAATATGGTAGAATAACTTCATCGGGAAACGATACAACCTATATTATGAAACTAACTGAATCCGCGAAATCAACTTTGGATCAACTATTCGCAAAAGGCGAAAAACCGTTTTTCGGAACTACCGCTATTAATGAAGCAGGTCGTTCCGAAGGTATGAAATACAAAGAAATTCAAGAAACTTTTATGACCGATGCGTTAAAAGTCGGTTATGGTAGATACGATTTGCGCGACCTTTTTAAAGGCCGTATGACTGGATCATTCTCACCTGCCGCTCAGACGATCTCAGCACCGGAACCTGTTTTCAATATGTCAATTCCCGCACCTGCAAAAATTAATACACTTTGCAATGACGATGTTTATGTTCCCGCGGTTGATCCTACATTTGTTGCCTGGGGTGAACATTCCACCATTAAAAAGGTGATTCAAAGCAAAATGTTTTTCCCTGTTTATATTAGCGGTCTTTCTGGTAACGGAAAAACAATGATGGTGGAACAAGCGTGCGCAAAACTTAATCGTGAATATATCCGAATTCAAATCAGCCCAGAAACCGATGAAGATGATTTGATTGGTGGTTTCCGTTTGATTAATGGTGAAACGGTGTTTCACAAAGGACCAGTTGTAAAAGCAATGGAACGTGGTTGCATTCTTCTTATTGACGAAATTGACCGTGGTTCAAATAAAATTATGTGCCTTCAAGGTGTTCTTGAAGGTAAGCCAATTCTTATTAAAAAGATCGGCCAAATGGTCCATCCCGCAAAAGGATTTAATGTTATTGCGACCGCAAATACCAAAGGCCGCGGAAGCGATGATGGTCGGTATAGCGCCGCTAGTATTATTGACGATGCTTTCATGGAAAGGTTTATTGCAACAATTGATCAACCGTATCCAAACTTTAAAACCGAACACAACATTGTTAAAAAGCATCACGATGCACTTGACATTAAAGACGATGAATTTGTTGACAAACTTGTAGGATGGAGTGCGGTTATTCGCAAAACATATGAAGCGGAAGGCGTTGATGAACTGATCAGTACACGCCGCTTGTGCCACATTATTAAAGCTTACAGCGTCTTTAATGATCGCCTTACCGCAATCAATATGTGTATCAGCCGATTTGAAAATGAAACGCGTGAAGCATTTCTAGATTTATACACAAAAATTGATGGTAATTCCATTCAATTAAATGAGGAAGGACAAATCGTTGCTCCTGCTGAACCTCCAGTGGAAGAAATTCCTTTCTGATAAAATTTTGGTGAGTGGTCCTTCTCCAAATATATGAAACTGGCCAAAGAAAAAAAAAAAAAAATAGAAATATATGACTAAGAAACAAACAGACAAACTGTCACGTCTCACAAAGAACATGACTCAGGCCGATGCAATTTATTCCTTCCTTTTGGAAGGCCATGAATTTTCTGCTGGTGAAGCAAAGCAAAGCGGAATTTCGGATCCGTCTCGTGTAATTGCACAACTTCGTGGAGAAGGTTTTGCAATCTATCTCAATGATCGCAAAACCAATCGCGGAGAAAAAGTTCGTCGCTATCGTCTTGGTACACATCGTACACCAAATCGCGCCCGCGGTATTGTTGCATAATTTAAAAGACGGATAGATCTTTATGGTCTATCCGTCTTTTTGTGTTTAAATTTAAAAACAAATCCCTTTACCTTTATCACAATTTATAGTATAATTCAAATATGACAAAACTAAATACACAAACACTTGATATTCTTAAAAACTTTTCATCAATTAATTCCAATCTTTTGGTAAAAGCAGGTGAGCCTATCTCGACAATTTCCGAAGCGAAAAACATTATGGCAATTGCTGATGTAAGTTCATTTGATTCCACCTTTGGAATTTATGATCTTAATGAATTCATTTCCATGTTTGGGTTGATGGAAGATCCTGAACTTCATTTTTCCGAAGACAGTGTACTTTTCAAAAGCGGCCGCACTCAAGCATCGTACCGCTTTGCAGATCCAAGCATTTTAACTACTCCTAAGAGCAAAATTAATATGCCATCAACCGATCTTATTGTAACCATTACCGAAGAAGTCTTAGGACAAATTCGTAAGGCCGCTGGCGCCTTAGGACATTCAATCCTAGTAATCAGTGGATCAGATGGAATTGTAACTCTTTCCGTTGGTGATCCAAAAAATCCATCGGCGAATACTTTTTCGGTTGTTATTGATGAAAATAATAGCCAAAAGGCATCGTTTGATCTACACTTTTTGATTGGCAATCTTAAAGTTGTTCCAGGTGATTATGCAGTTGAAATAAGTTCCAAACTTATCTCACGTTGGCCAAATCAATCACAACCAGTGCAATATTTCATCGCATTGGAAAAAACCTCATCTTTTAATCTATAATCTATGAACACACAAACCGATAATTTAAATTTTCAAGTTTCAGCTCAAGATATTATTCTTATGGTTAATATTATAAGCACTGTAAGCAAACGTGGAGCATTTCAACCAGAGGAATTTCAAATTGTGGGAGCACTTTTTGAAAAATTAAAATCTTTTGTTGTTGAAAAAGAAGAACAACTTGAACAACTTGAACTTGATTTTCCGACAACCGAACAATAATACAATATGAATCACCTTAAAGACGAGAGCGAACAACGCGCAATGCTGGATGCAATTAAAGAAATTGGTGAGGAGCTTTCCAAAATGGATGATGCTCGTGACCAAATGAAAGAAATTATCAATGCGACCAGCGATGCATTGGATGTTGAAAAAAGTTTCATCCGTAAAGTTGCAAAAATTTATCATAAGAAAAATGCTGCTTCATTTGAAAACGAAACAAGTGTCATTAAGGACTTGTATCAACAAATTACAACAATTTAAATTGTAATTTTATACAAAACGGCGCACCTGTCATATACATATAAACAGGTGCGCCTTATTTTTTAACTTTAATATATTATGAATTCAAACAAAAACGAATATTTGTGGTGCGAACGCTATCGCCCAAAAACCATTGACGAGTGTATCCTTCCGTCTGATCTTAAAAAGACATTAAATGAACTTGTTCAAGGAGGACAACTTCCTAATCTTATGTTTTCTGGAACCGCAGGTCTAGGAAAAACAACTGCAGCCAAGGCATTATGCAATATGCTTAATCTTGACTACATTTTAATTAACGGATCCGAAGAAAGTGGCATTGATGTGCTGCGCAATAAAATTAAACAATTCGCAAGCACCGTATCATTAACCGGTGGTTATAAAGTTGTAATTCTTGACGAGGCTGATTATTTAAATCCGACAAGTACAATGCCTGCTCTTCGTGGTTTTATCGAGGAATTTAGTAATAATTGTCGTTTCATTCTTACGTGTAATTTTAAGAATAGAATTATCGAACCACTACACAGTCGGTGCAGTGTAATTGAATTTAACACAAATAAAAAACAACTTGCTTCACTGGCAGGTGATTTTATGAAACGCCTTTCCACTATTCTTAAAAATGAAGGTGTGACGTTTCAAGAAAAAACAATTGCAGAATTGATTATTCGTTATGCTCCGGACTGGCGCCGAGTGCTAAATGAATGTCAAAGATATTCTACAAGCGGTACCATTCCAACAGAAATTCTTGTAGGTATGAGTGATCAAAACATTGCTCAATTGACATCTTATTTGCGTGATAAGGATTTCAAAAGTATGCGCAGTTGGGTTGTTAATAACAGTTCACTTGACAGCAGCGTTATTTTTCGTAAGATTTATGATGGACTTAGTGATACTGCGGAACCATCAACAATTCCATCCGCAGTTCTTATTCTTGCTGATTATTCTTATAAAGCCGCATTTGTGGCCGACAGAGAACTTAACATGGTTGCGTGTCTCACTGAATTGATGAGTAATGTAACTTGGAAAAAATAATATGGCCGCGGCAAAAACAAAAGAAAAAACCGTAGGTCCTAAAAAGTTATCACCTTTTGATTTTATTAATAATATTAATGAAGGATCGAGAGGAACAAACTTAATGGAAAATTCACGAGCGGATTATAGCGATTGTTCGGCTGACATTGATGCTGTGGATAAACAATATGTGCCGTTTATGATTAACCGAGGGTTGTCATATTTTCAAGATACTGTATTGTTTGCAAATGAAATGAATATTCGTTCTTCGTGTGCACCTAAAATGCAATATGATTTCTTTCGTAATCTTATTAGACCACGCAAGCGGTTTAGTAAATGGTCTAAAAAACCAGATGACGCAGGAGATGTTGCCATGTTAATGGCACATTACAATTATAGCTCCGAAAAGGCACGTAATGTTCTTCCTATGTTTACGGCTGAAGCATTAGATCACATAAGAAAACTACGTGATGTAGGCGGTAAGTAAAATCATATTATTATAAATAACATAATAGTTATGAATGAATCGCAAACAATTATTGAATGGGCTCCATCGGATATGGTGGAAATATATTTAAGTGAACCTGATGATTTTCTTAAAATTAAGGAAACACTAGGCCGAATTGGCGTTTCTTCAAAGAAAGATCATAATACATTATATCAAAGTTGTCACATACTGCACAAACAAGGGCGATACTTTATCGTTCATTTTAAAGAATTATTTTTGCTTGATGGCAAGCCTAGTACCTTTACACATGATGATCTTTGCAGACGTAATACTATTGTAACACTTCTTTCCGATTGGGGTTTATTGCGTGTTGCCAATAATGATGACATTAAAGATGTTACATCGCTTAAACAAATAAAAATTCTTTCACACAGTGAAAAGAAAGATTGGACCTGCTTATCCAAATACAGCATAGGTAATGTAAAGAAAAAAATATGAGTTTAGAAACTTTTAAACATTGGTTATCCGAAAGCGGTTATTTTACTGGATTAAGCCCTAGCACAATCGAGAAGAAAAAGGCGCAAATGGCAAAGCAAGCTGCTATGGATTCAGATGATCCATCGGCTTATAAGAAAATGCCAGGAGATACCAAAGGTCTTAAAACAACAAAAGCTTCAAAATTTACACAAAAATATAAAGATCTTTTTGCCAAAAAGGAAGAATCATTACAGGAAAAATCCACGGCTCGCGGTCCTATTGATAGTGAAAAGATTGAAAAGGCACTGAAAAAGAAAAGTGAGGAAACAGGTATTTCCATTGGTATTCTTCGTGCTGTAATGCGCAGAGGTATGGGAGCATGGAAAAGCGGCCATCGCCCTGGCGCAACTCAAGAGCAGTGGGGATATGCACGTGTAAATTCGTTCGTTACCAAAAGTCCAGGAACTTGGGGTAAGGCAGATGCAGACCTTGCAGCTGAAGTAAAGGACAAATAATAAATTAAATTTCAAACCCGAACAATTGTTGTTTACATTGTTCGGGTTTTTTAGTATAATATTCCTATGCTTGATGGATTTTATACGTGTATTGATAGGAAAATGAACAATCTGCTTTATCGCGGATATAATGATAAAGGACAAAAGATTTACAACAGTTACAGATTTCGTCCTGTTGTTTATCTTGAAAGCAAAGATAAGAATGCCAAATGGAAAAGTTTGGATGGCATTCCTTTGGAACCTCACAGGTTTGAAAGTATGAGTGAATCTCGTGAATTTGCAAAAACTTATGAAGGTGTTGATGGATTCAAAATTTATGGCAATGAACGTCATATTCCTGCTTTTATTCAAGCAGAATTTCCGGACACAATCCAATATGACAAAAGGTTAATTGACATATGCTATTTGGATTTGGAATGTCCTAGTGGTATTGATGGAGCAGAAGGTGGGTTTCCTAAACCTGATGAAGCTAAACATCCAATTGTAACCATAACAATTAAAAGTAGTCGCAGCGATACTTACATTGCTTGGGGTCTTAAAGATTATGATTCTTCTGCAAGTATCGTTCCGCATCTTAAAAAAGAATATCGGCAATTTGAAAGTGAATCGGAAATGCTTGATGACTTTTTAAATTGGTGGAGTGATACGTTGAACACGCCGGATGTAATTACTGGATGGAACACTCTTAATTTTGATATTCCATATTTGGTAAATCGAATTTCCCGCATACTCGGTAATACGGATGTGAATCGACTATCACCGTGGAAACAAGTTGATCAAAAATCAAAAACATTTCAAGGTCAAACAAATGTGTATTATGAAATTCTTGGGATTCAACAACTTGACTATTTGGAATTGTTTAAAAAATTCACACTGAATACTTACGGTCAACAAGAAAGTTATAAATTGGATAATATCGCCGAACTTGTTCTTGGTGAAAACAAATTGGATTACGGTGACTACAACAACCTTACAAAATTGTACGAGCATAATTTCCAGCATTTCTTGGATTATAACATTAAGGATGTTGAACTTGTTGAACGTCTTGAATCCAAACTTGGTCTATTAAATCTTGTCTTTACTCTTTCGTATTTTGCAGGTGTAAACTACGCGGAAACATTAGGTACCGTTGCAATTTGGGATACAATTATTTTCCGAAAATTGGCCAAACAACATATCGCAGTTCCTCCAAGCACACCTAAAGCAGCGGTTGCATATCCTGGTGGTTATGTTAAAGATCCAAATATTGGAATGCACGAATGGGTGCTAAGTTTTGACCTTAACAGTCTTTACCCTTCTTTGATTATGCAATACAATATGAGCCCAGAAACATTGGTGCGTCATATGACGGTTCATGGCTTGGATGTAGATCGCATTCTTCAACAAAAGGAAAACATAAGCCCAGAACCTAATTTGGCAACAGCGGCCAACGGCGCGTGTTTCAGAAGAGATAAACAAGGGTTTATGCCACAAATTGTTGAGGAGCTATATTCCAAACGTGTGATTCTTAAAAAACAGATGATTGACAAAAAGAAGGAATTGGAAACAATACATGAGCAACAAGATCCTAAATCATATTTTGCTGTTGCGTCTGCAGTTGATCGTCTTGAAACCGAACAGATGGCCATCAAAATCTTGCTGAACAGTTTGTATGGTGCTATTGGTAACAGGTTTTTCCGATATTTTGACATTGCTGTGGCCGAAGGTATTACACTTACAGGTCAGCTTGTGATTAAATGGGCAGAGGAAAGCTTTAATAATCATTTGTCCAAATTTCTTAAAGATACAGTTCCCAAGGATCGTGTTATTATGATGGACACTGACAGCTGCTACATTTCTGTGAAGGATGTTATTGATAAATTTAATCCTAAAAATCCAGTAATGTTTCTTGATGAATTTGCCAAAAAATCAATTGAACCTATGTTGGAAAAGTCATTTGCGCAATTTGCCATGCTGACAAATGCTTATGATAATAAAATGGTAATGAAACGTGAAAGTATTTCAAACCGTGGAATTGTTATTGCCAAAAAACGCTATATTATGAATGTTCATAATAATGAAGGTGTGCAATATGCCGAACCTAAAATTAAAATGATGGGTGTTGAGGCAGTAAAAAGTTCCACACCCAAAGTATGCAGGCAAGCATTCAAGGAAATATTCAAGGTGATTATGAATGAGGATGAATCCAAAATGCAACAATCACTCGCTTTGTTCAAAACGTATTTTTCCAATCTTCCCCCCGAATCAGTTGCATCTCCAAGAGGTGTCAGCAATATCAAAAAATGGAAAGATAAAGGATCAGTCTACATTAAAGGAACACCTATGAATTCCAGAGCTGCTCTTATGCATAATCATCTTTGTGTAACAAAAGGTTTGCAACAGCAATATCAACTTATTCAAGGCGGTGATAAAATCAAATACATATATTTGAAAAAACAAAATCCAACAAATGAAAACGTCATTGGCTTTATTGATAAGCTTCCAGTTGAATTTGGTTTGACGAATTTTATTGATTACGATCTTCAATTCAAAAAAACTTTTGTTGAACCGTTACAACTTATCTTAAATTCCATTGGCTGGAAACCTGAACCTACTTCAAGTCTTGAGGATTTCTTTTGTTAATATACCATGAACTATTCACTCACAATTTTTAAAAGCATATTTGACAACAAAACACACCGCAACATGGAATTTAAATCCTGGAGCGGGTTTGAGGATTTGTTGTATTCATTGAGTGAACAGCCTGGTTATAAACCTAAAAAACATGAAAGAAGAGATGGCAGTCCTTTAATAACTCCCGCTTGTTTCGCCCAAAATACTACACGTAAAAATGATAATGTGCTGTCATGGGGAGGATGGGTTGCAATGGACGTTGATAGTTATGAAGGAAGTTTTGAAAATGCAGCCAGTATTTTTGCTCCATACACTCATGTATGTTATTCATCGGCAAGCAGTAAAAAGGAAGCAACAAAATTTCGTGTAATACTTCCTATGACGCGGCATGTTGAAGCAACAAAAATTCGCCATTTGTGGTATGCATGCAACAAGGAATTTAATAGTCTTGGTGATCCTCAAACCAAGGATTTATCTCGAATGTATTATGTTCCAGCAAAATATCCAAATAGTAATAATTTCATTTATAGCGGTCCAAGCAAAACATTTCTTGATCCGGATGCATTAATGTCAAATCATCCTTATATTGACAATATTAAAGCTTCATCATTCGCAGATAGATTACCAGATGAAATTCGTGATAAGATTCAAAAATATAAAAGAGAAGGATTGATCAATACAAATTTTAAATGGAGCAGTTATGCAGACTGCCCGTTTGTAAATAAGAATATGATCAATGAATACCGAACAATTCACAGCGGAGGATGGTATGCTAAAATGTATCAAATTATGTTGAATATTGCCAGTAATGCCATGCGAAGAGGTTACCCTATAACTTCAAATGAAGTTGCGTCTTTATGCAAACAAATTGATCTTGATACCGGTGGTTGGTATAAGAACAGACCTATGGAAGTTGAATCAGCAAGAGCGATAGAACGAGTGGCAAAAAGCTTATAAGTTTGACAATATTGGTGAAAGAAAAGGGTCAAAACCGCATTTTTAGGTTTAGACCTAAAAATAATGCATTTTATTGAAATTAGTTGTTTACATTTGCCGAAAAATATGGTAGAATAGTCACGTAAGGAAACACCACATTATGACAATCGAACAATTAATTGAAGAATTGCAATGCTTAAAAGAACAATACGGCAGCGATGTTCAGGTGCGCCTCGGCGCAGACTATGGTGACTATCATCATACGCTTCAAGCATTGGAGGTACAAAATATTATTCCAGTTCAACTATATGAATCTGCATATTCTCGCAGCGGTTTTGCCGTTGTTCACAATGACCCAGAAGAAGAACAAGATCACCCAATGGATGATCCTGAAGAAGATATGGTCATTCTAATTTCATCCGTATACATTAATCAATAACAAACAACATCCACATCAATTATGAATTACATCAACATAATCCTACAGTGCATCATTTATTTTTCTGTTAGTTTTACACTAACCAATGCGCTTATACTAAGCATCTTTGTAAGGAAAGATATTTTTTCCTCAGTAGTTTCTTTCATTGCCTTTGCTGCATTTTTCTATCACGTCTTTACTAAATAAATTATGATTCAACTTCCTACACTATATTCACGAACATCAAACGGATCAGTCCAACAATGGACAATTGAAATTGATGGTTCACGCACTCGTACATACCACGGTAAAGTTGGTGGTAAAATTGTTACCACTGAATGGTTTGATTCTGTTCCAACAAACGTCGGTCGAGCCAATGAACGCGACGGCAATGCTCAAGCAACTTTTGAAGCGCAAGCGTGTTGGAAAAAGAAAGTGGACAGTGGGTGTTTTCAAGATCTATCAAAAATTGATACCTTTACATTCATTGAGCCTATGCTTGCCAAAAAATGGGAAGATCGCAAAAGCAAGATTTCATTTCCACTCTATTGCCAACCCAAGCTGGACGGTATGCGCGCAATTATTACACGCTATGGCGCAACAAGTCGCAACGGCAAACCGTGGGTAACAATTCCGCATATTCTTAAGGCATTGGTGCCGGTGTTTACTGCACACCCAGACTTGGTTTTGGACGGTGAATTGTATTGCCACGGACTCCACGATGACTTTAACAAGATCAGTTCACTTATTAAAAAGACCAAGCCATCTGCTGCGGATCTTGAGGAAAGTGCGAAGTTGATTGAATATCACTGGTATGATATTGCAGACAACTCATTAAAATTCCTTGATCGCAACATGAAAATCGGAAGTATTTGTGCGGAATATAATTTTACCTCAAAGACACCAGTTGTTCCAGTGGTGACATATGTTGCACGTAATGAGCAAACGCTTGATGAGCTTTATGGTATTCTTCTTGAAGATGGTTATGAAGGCCAAATGGTTCGCACCAATGAACCTTATGAATTCAAACGTAGCAATACATTGCTTAAACGTAAGGAGTTTCAAGATGATGAATATCTTATCGTGGAAATTTGTGAAGGCAATGGCAATAAAAGTGGAATGGCAGGTTACGCAACGTTGGAACGAGCTGATGGTAAAAGATTCAGCAGCAATATTAAAGGTAACCACACTTTTCTAAAAGCACTGTTGATTGATGCCGCAAGTTATGTTGGCAAATATGCCACATGCAAATACTTCAATTTGACGCCAGATGGAATTCCACGTTTTCCATATGTCATTGGATTCAGAGATGGCCAGGGAATTGATTAAACTCACATTTCCTAAAAATATATTTACAAAAATCTAAAAATATAGTACAATACAATAATATGAAAAACGATACGCAGGAAAAAATTGAGGAATACAAAAAACACATTAATGATTTGGCAAAAATCCAAGATAAATTATTCACTGATCTTGAAAATTTATTGGAATCAGATGACGCCAAATTCAATGATTATGTTTTTGACTATATTTACAATAGCGATGAATCTTCATTTGAAGAATATTTGGCCACTTATGGACCGAAAAACTAAACATGAAACTTACAACAAAAATGAATTTTGAATCATATGTAATTGCTGCAGCATTTTTGTTGTATTTTATTGTCGGTGTAAGCTTTGCATTAAAAAGTAATTGGGCATGGACACTTGTTTATATGAGTTATGCAATGTCAAATTTAGGACTAATGATTGTTGCCGGCAAATAATATAAAAAGCTATTGTCTTTATGAAACAGCAAGTTGAAACATATACACTAAAGTTAACAGATGAGCAATGCAAGAACATGATTCCACAAGGATCGTATTGCTATACGCGTGATGCCGTTGGTAAGATGCAGCTGTGTCCTTTTTGGAATCGTAACCCAACTAAACCAACTCAAGAAAATGGCTATTGTGCATATCTTAAATGTGGAGACTGGGAAGGCCCAGGATTTGGATTACTTTGGGATCAGTGTAAAGAGTGCGGAGTGAACGAATACAGGAGTGATTACGATGAATAAATGTTGTTTACATCAACATAAAAATATAGTATAATTACATTATCAACAAAACATATGAATACGCAAAAAGAAAAACAGTTACTTGTGGAAGTAACACCACCTGGAGAAGAATACGAACAAAATATTCTAGATGAAAAACGCATTAAAAAAGAAAAATTAGAAACTGAGGAACAATCGCAAAACGAACAATGATTATACAACGACTTTCAGAAATGGTTCATGCAAAAAAGGAAGAATACTGTTCCGATTTTTTGCAATCTTTTATGTTTAATTCACTGCTATCATTTCACGAAGGTGTAACCAATGGTAACCTAAGTGTTTCACAACAATTGGAACACTTTACAAGCGATTGTCATACATATATTACACGTGATCGCCAATTACAAATTAATGCTTTAATCGAAGCAGAATTAAATGATTTGGTTGATGAGGAAATTCTTCAAATGCAAAACGATTTACGTGAACAAGATGAATACTATTGCAATGGTATTCTTCAAAACAGACAATACATTTTTAACAAACAACAATAATAACACACATGTCATCAATCCTAGAAAAACTGAAAAAGAATTGCCGTATTAAGGAAGCCGATGTGCTTTCCGAAAGTGAATTTTATGCGGAAAAAGATATTACCACAACCAGTGTGCCAATGATCAACGTTGCGTTGAGTGGTAGCATTGACGGAGGACTTACAAGCGGACTTACCATTTTGGCAGGTCCTTCGAAACATTTCAAAACTTCATTTGCACTTCTTATGGCAAGTGCATATCTTAAAAAGCATAAGGAATCTGTTCTTATGTTTTATGATAGTGAGTTTGGAAGTCCGCAAAGTTATTTTGAAAGTTTTGGAATTGACACTTCCCGAGTGTTGCACGTTCCTATTAAAAACATTGAAGAACTTAAATTTGACATTGTTAATCAACTTGAAACGATTGACCGCAAAGACAAAGTTATTATTGTAATTGACAGTGTTGGTAACCTTGCAAGTAAAAAGGAACTTGATGATGCTCTTAATGAAAAGAGTGTTGCGGATATGACACGAGCCAAATCATTAAAAGGATTGTTCCGAATGGTTACTCCGTATCTTACAATGAAAAATATTCCATTGCTTGCCATTAACCATACATATCAAACTCAGGAAATGTTCAGCAAGGCGGTTGTTTCTGGCGGTACCGGAATCATGTATTCCTGCGATAATTGCTGGATTATTGGTCGTCAACAAGATAAAGATGGCACTGAAATTCAAGGTTATCACTTTATTATTAACATTGAAAAATCACGCTTTGTAAAAGAAAAAAGTAAAATTCCTATTAGCGTAAGTTGGAAAGGTGGTATCCAAAAATGGAGTGGACTGCTTGACATTGCACTTGAAGGTGGTTATGTTGTCAAACCAAAAAATGGTTGGTATGTTGCGATTCACCCTGAAACCAAAGTGGAGCTTTCCAAGGCTGTGCGTGAAGCAGCAACAATGAGCAAGGACTTTTGGGAAGGTGTATTTAAAGGTACAAACTTTGCTTCATATATTAAAACCAAATATACAATTGGGCTGCGTGATATGATTGATTCATCCAATGACGATTTTGATTTTGATCAAACGGTTGAACAAGAAATCGAAAATCTTGACTAATATGAAAGAACGTGTTGATTATGTACTGGTTGAAAAACCATCAAGTGAATTTTATTCAATTAAATTATTGACTGGAAATTGGGCCGGTGTGATATATACATACGGCTCCGTTTCCATAAAAGAGGATAAGGAAAATGATGTCGTTAAATTGTCATTTCAATTTAAAATTGAAGAATGTCCGGAAGGAATCGACAGTGAATCTTTAATGACAAACGAATCATTTATGAATTACATTGGAGATATTTTATCCTCCATATTGGAACAAAACGAATATAAAATTGGCAAAAATTGATATAACACATGGAAAATAATCTCGAAGATATTATAATTAAGAACCTTATTCAGAATGAAATTTTTTGTAGAAAAGCATTACCGCATTTAAAATCGGAATATTTTGAAGGCCATTACAAATCCATATACGGCCTTATTCTAAATTTCATAAGTAAATATAATAAGCTTCCCAATTCCAATGTTCTTGATATTGAATTCCGAAATAGTGATTATGTTAATCGTAGTGATCGCAATGAGGTTGCAAAATGCATTGCGGAAATTGATATTCCATTGGAAGTTGAATTGGAATGGTTAATTGATAATACCGAAAAATGGTGTAAAGATCGTGCTGTTCATCTTGCTGTAATGGAAGCGATTACCATTATTGATGGTAAAAGCAAAACCAAAGGTGAAGGACTTATTCCTGATATTTTGGCCAAAGCATTAAGCGTAACATTTGATACCAATGTAGGTCACGATTATATTGCCAATGCGGAACAACGGTATGATTTTTATCACACAACCGAAGATAAAATACCGTTTGATTTGGACATGTTAAATGTTATTACCGGTGGAGGAATACCGCGAAAAACATTGAGTATGTTAATGTCTGGAACTGGTGGTGGTAAAAGTTTGACGATGTGCCATTTGGCCGCTGCCAACTTGGCCGAAGGAAGAAACGTGCTGTACATTACAATGGAAATGTCGGAAGAAAAAATATCCGAACGTATTGACGCCAATCTTCTTGATGTACGAATTGATCAGCTGAAAGATTTATCACGAGCATCATTTTCTTCAAAAATTAAAAATGTTGGTGATCGCACAAAAGGTGCTCTTATTGTTAAGGAGTATCCTACCGCGGCCGCACATGTTGGTCACTTTCGTGCATTGTTACTGGAATTAAAAATGAAAAAGAAATTTGTTCCAGATGTCATTTATATTGATTACATTAATATTTGCGCCAGCAGTCGAATGAAAGGATTGGGAGGTTCAATTAACTCATACGGGTTAATTAAAAGCGTTGCGGAAGAAATTCGCGGCCTTGCAGTCGAATTTAATGTTGCCATTTGGAGTGCGACTCAGGTAAACAGAGAAGGTTATAATAATAGTGATATTGATATTACTAATGTTTCGGAATCCATGGGTATTTCCCATACGGTCGATTTATTTCTTGTTCTTATCAGTAATGAGCAACTGGAAAAATCAAATCAAATTATGATTAAACAGTTGAAAAATCGTTATAATGATCTTTCCAAACATAAACGATTTACCGTTGGTGTTGATCGCAGTAAAATGAGGTTGTATGATTTGGCTGATCCAATGGCTAATATTACGGTTGACAGTGGATCACAAAGTTCAACAGCCGCTCCAAGTCAATTTATTGCAGGTAAGACTTCGGTAAGAGCAAATAATTTTGGTGGATTTAAAGTATGAATATGTATAAATATACTCATACCTTATGAAACAAAAATTTAAATTTAAAGAATACATTACCGAACGAATTACACCTGAAACGGCATTAAAGGTCGCAGATACAATTTCACAATATATCGCTAAAAAGACTGGTAAAACCTTTTTTAAACTTCCAGGAGTTGAAGAATATAAAAATTCGGGAAATTCTGGCTTTGGTTTAAGAATGTTTTCAAGTAAAGGTAATCAATCAATTCGATTTAATTATAAGAGTGTAGGAAGCATCGGTTTGGTAAACCTTGCATCAGTACATTATTGGAACGGTGAAGATCCATCTCCATTCTTTATTGAATTTGATTCACGCGTTTCAGTTATCAAAGTGCTTCCAGTTATTGTTGATATGATTAACAATAAAGGAATTAAATTGGGCACGACAATGTCACCACCAGATGACGTTCCATTAAATGAAAATGAAACAATGGATTCAAGCACAATGTTTGATGGCATTGTTTCCATCATTGCAGACAACGGCCCTAAAGGATCATTGACACAAAGTAAAATTTATTCGTATAATAAAATTGCGGGTGTTAAAGTGTTTGATGAAATAAGAAGAGAATTCCCAGACTTGCTGTTTAAGATCGGAAACAAATATGATTGGAATGGAACAAGCAGCGATATTGAAAACATTAAAAAGGATAAAAGTAAAATTTTATCACAACTTGGTGTTGTAGGTATCAAAGTAAGTAAAGGAAGTTCAACCGAAAGCTATGGATCAAATAAGGAACTTGAAAATCTTTCAAAGGATATTAAACGTCTTACTTTTGAAAAGCAATTGGAAGATTTGGAAAATTTAATTCGAATGACTATTAGCGGTGCATCCAATGCATTGTTTATTAGCGGTTCAGGTGGTGTTGGTAAAACATTTACAACCGAAAAGATTTTAAAAAGTGCCGGATTGCGTGACGGATCAGGTTATTTCAAAAACACAGGTTCATCCAGTGCCGCAGGTTTATACTCGTTGCTGTTCCGTTATAAAGATAAAATCGTCCTATTTGACGACAGTGACAGCACACTTGGTGATCAAGAAGCACGTAACCTTGTAAAAGCAGCTACGGATACTAAAAAGGTTCGTAAATTGGTTTGGAATAAAATGGGTAAAAACGTTGTTGATCCTGAGGAATTTACCGATGAAGAAATTCTCGATGACGGTATGATTCCTCGTTACTTTGAATTTACCGGAAAGATTATTTTCATTTCCAACTTGTCACTCGACAAACTTGATCCGGACGGCGCTCTTCGTACACGTGCATTTATTGTTAATATTGATCCTACCGAAGATGAAATCTACGACTTTATGGACAAGATTGTTGGAACCATGGAGTTGGAAGACGAATTAACTCTAAGCCTTGATTCACGTAAGGAAGTTATTAAATTACTACGTGCAGGTAATTCCAAACAAAAACCAAACTTACGAAAATTGTCTCGAGGTTTGAACATGAAAGCAGGTGCTGAAGCTGCAGGTGTTAATATTTCCAAATCGGATTTATCACGCATGATTGAAATGTACGCATAACATTTATTAACACTTCTTTGTTTTGCCCGAAGTAAAAATATATGGATGTTCTGATAAGCACTTAAAACAGCTGCTTCTTAGAGCATCATATTCTTTTATAAGATCATTGATGCCACGGAAAAGAAAATTAACTGTGGGCATCTTTATGAAGGCAAACTTATTGGCTGAGGAAGGAGCATACGCATCATGCTACCAAATGGACTTATATAATGCAGGTTGTGATTATACCATTTGTATAGATTCAGATCAATCTGAATCAACAATAGTATGTTGTCTTGCTCATGAAATGGCTCACGTTAAACAATTTGTGCGTAAAGAACTTACCATACTAAATGGTAACTATTGCGCAAAATGGAAAGGTGTTAAATTTTCAGACGATTCAGATTATGAAGAAATGCCTTGGGAACTTGAGGCCAATCAGTATGAATTGGAATTAAGCCAAAAATTCTTTAAATCAAAATTAATAAATAGTAATATAAAATGAAATCATTTAAAAGATATATCTTAGAAGAAACTGGTGGTGCCGCCAAAATGGAACAATACATTGTCATCGCATATAACGGTGGTTGGGAAAAAGCTCCAAATAAATATGATGTATCCTTAGAAGAATATGAAAAATCAAAAGCAATATCAGAAAAAATTGCTGCAGATATCAAAAGAGAAACTGGAGCAAAGGCCGGAAGCATGGTTCATTTTGGGAAGGGTACTGGAAAAATGATCTCTTGGTGGGAAGGAACCAATGGAACTCCAAAAACCGATTTGTATTCAACCGATGGTATTAATATCAGTTTGAAACAAAAAGGCGGATCACAACTTATGAGCGGTTTGGCGGGAGAAACACGAAGCACATTTAAGGCCGCAACATTGCTTATGGGAAAAAATAGTCCAGAAGTTGTTGAAACACTAGTTGATGATTTGATTGATGTATTAAAAACGGTTGTTGTTCCAGGAAATATTAACAGCATGGTGGCGGCCGTAAAGAGTAAAATTATTCCCGATAAAATTATCGCAAAAACCACAAGCGGTAAAACAAAAGAAATTGTAATTGACAAAGAGGTATATGCTCAAAAAATGAAGGAATTTGTCGGTTGGAAAGATAAAATGAAAGCTCTTACTCCAAAATTTAAAAACTTTTTTGAGGAAAATATTGAATATAAAAATTGGTTTGCATATGAAGCAGCCACAGGTAAAATAAAATTTGAACCTGATGCGAAAGCTTCAGCCAATTGGATGGTTGAATTTGATCCTAAAGGTGGTTCAAATGATATACAAAAATTAGAAATTGATGGTGAACCTTCTCCTTATATGAAAAGGGTGGCAAAAAAAGCAAAAATTCGTATATCACCAAAAACACCAACAGGTTCAAAGGTAAATTCTGCTGGTGAAGGTTCAACGTCAGGTGCAATCAGAATGACGGTTGAACCGGATAAAAAAGGAACAGTTAATGAAACCATTGAAGCAGCTATAAATGAATATATTGAATATATGGTTCTTAATGAGAATATTCTAACTGAGGAAAGTATTACTCAATCAATTATTTCTTGGTTTAAAAATGTATTAAAAGAAATAATTGATATGATAAAAAAATTAGCAAAGCGGGGTCTTCAGGCAGTATTAGATTACTTTGGATTTGATCCAGGTGCTGTTGATACGGAAGGTTTGGAGCTTTTTTATACGGTATAAGGCTAAAATAATATGATCACATTTAAAACATATACAACAGAAGCTTCCAAGGTTGGTGATATTGTAACAATAACACCCAAGGATCTTGTATATGAATATGAAAAAACATCTGGCCATGATTTTTTCCTCTATTCATTTGACCCACAAGATGGCGGCGGCGGATACGATCCGTTTGAATCAACAATTGCAGCAAAAGAAGCAAATCAATGGGTTAAGAACAATAAGAGTAGCATTAGAACAACAATTGATTATTTTTTACCAAAAAGCCCAGGCCTTCAAAAGTTAAAACTTGATGCTCCACCACTTTCAAACAAATACAAATATGGTATTGAGGATAATTTTCCTGTTGTTGGCAAAGTGCGTCCAACCGAACGCTATAAATTTATTGTTGATGAACAGACATACAAAGCACTTCCGGCGGATACAATTGCTACATCTCAATATGACTATTCATTTCATGCGGGTGAAGGAATTGTAACAAGTTGGATTATGGCAATTGGTAAAAATCAAGCAGAAGTTAAAAGTAAGCTTGATGCAGCTCTTAAAAAAGTAAAGGTAGAATATGTCGGCTCCGAAATAGAATTAAAATATGCACAAAAACGTGCAGTAGGAAGATAATATAATAATATGATTACATTTAAACAATTCAAATCAAAATTAGTAGAGGATACACTATCAGAAATATTTGATAGCATGTATACATTTGAAAGTCCTAAAAATTTCAAGGCAAAGGAAGTTTTTTATTCAATACCTGTTGATGGTATCGACATTAAAGTTCAATATACAAGTGAATATGCCGATCCAGTACTGGAAGATAATAATTTAATTAAAATTGCATTCGGTCGTTTGTTAAAAACAAAACCGGCCAAAAATTGGACGCAAGAAAGTTGGATTAAAGTTGATACTGAGGAATTGTTATCATTAAAAAATCCAACAAAACTATTATCAACGGTTATTTATGGTACACTTACCGATTTTATTACAAAATATTTTAAAGAAGATTCAGAAAAAATATTAACAATTAGTTTTCATGGTGGTCTTACTGATATTGAAGATGATAAAAATGTTGAAATATCAAATTCAAAAAGGTCTCGGATATATCTGGCTATGCTTAAAAAATTACCAATACTTAAAAAGCAT